ATGATAACATAAGAATTGCAATTCTTGCAAACAAAGCAGAGACTGCTAGAGAACTCTTGGGTAGATTGCAACTGTCTTATGAAAACTTACCCAAGTGGTTGCAGCAAGGTGTTGGTTCTTGGAATAAAGGTTCACTTGAACTTGAGAATGGTAGTAAAATTGTAGCAGCATCTACCTCATCATCTGCTGTTCGAGGTAACTCTTTTAACATCATCTTTCTAGACGAATTTGCGTTCATTCCAAATCACATTGCAGAACAATTCTTTAGTTCTGTATATCCTACCATTTCATCTGGTAAATCCACAAAAGTTATTATCATCTCAACTCCAAACGGGATGAATATGTTCTACAAACTCTGGCACGATGCCGAGAGGGGAAAGAATGGTTATATTCCTCTGGAAGTTCATTGGTCGGCAGTTCCAGGACGTGATGCCGAGTGGAAAAGACAAACTATAGCAAATACTTCAGAGAGGCAATTTACTCAAGAGTTTGAGTGTGAATTTTTGGGATCAGTAGATACCTTAATTACACCGGCAAAATTAAGAACTATGGTTTATGATGATCCTTTAGAAAGAAGCAAAGGATTAGATGTATATGAAAAACCATTAAAAGACCATAGTTATTTAATGACTGTTGATGTATCTAGAGGAACTAACAACGATTATTCTGCTTTTGTTGTTTTTGATATAACAACAATACCTTATAGAGTAGTAGCAAAATATAAAAATAATGAAATAAAGCCTATGCTTTTTCCAAATATTATAAATGATGTAGCAAAATCTTATAATAAGTCATTTGTTTTAGTTGAAGTAAATGATATTGGAGAACAAGTTTCTAGTATTTTGCATTTTGATTTGGAATATGACAATATTCTTATGTGCTCTATGCGAGGAAGAGCAGGTCAGTTAGTAGGACAAGGATTTTCTGGTAAAAAGTCTCAACTTGGCGTAAAAATGTCCAGAACTGTAAAAAAAGTTGGATGTTCAAACTTAAAAGCCATAATAGAAGACGATAAGTTAATTGTAAATGACTATGATATTATTAGCGAATTGACTACATTTATCCAAAGAAACCAATCTTTTGAAGCAGAAGATGGATGTACAGATGACCTTGCAATGTGTTTAGTTATATTTTCTTGGCTGGTTGTCCAAGATTATTTTCGTGAAATGACAGATAATGATGTCAGAAAAAGAATTTATGAGGAGCAAAAAGATCAAATTGAACAAGATATGTCACCATTTGGATTCATATCTACTGGTTTAGATGAAGAAACTACTTTTGTAGATGCAGATGGTGACAGGTGGTTCACTGATGAGTATGGTGATGTTTCATATATGTGGGAATATAAGTAGTTCAATAGCTTTAGTAATTTATAAATACTTCTAGGAAAATGAACTTCTTTAAGAGAGGAATCAAATGGCGTTAAATTTAGTATCACCTGGAGTTAAGGTTAGAGAAGTAGACTTGACCAATGGAAGAATTGATACATCATCTCAACAAGTTGGCGCTATAGTAGGACCTTTTGAGAAAGGTCCTATTGGAGAACCAGTTTTAATTGAATCAGAAAAAGATTTAATTGATGTTTTTGGAAAACCAAGAACAGAGAATGGGCAAAGAGAATATTGGATGAGTGCTTCAAATTATCTCTCTTATGGTGGAGTTTTGAGAGTAGTAAGAGCAGGTCAGTCTCAAAATACTCTAACATTAAATTGTGCCAATGCTGCAGTTTCATCTGCTTCAACTACTATTAGAATTGATAGCTATGAAGATTATATAAGTAATCATGCTTCGGATTCTACTTGGTATTATTCCTCTAGAAATCCCGGATCTTGGGCAAATGGGTTAAAAGTCTGCACAATTGATTCTTTTGCAGATCAAATAATAACTGGTGTAACAACGACCGCGACTACTGTAACTGGATTTACAACTTCAACTACTAAAACAGATGTTGTAGTTGGAGTTGCAACTAATAAGTTTATTGGAGTATCTACTGCTGGCCTTGCAGTTGGTCAATTTGTTAAACAGATTAATGGTATTATTGGTTCGGCAACTAGCATTTCTGGCATTTCAACAGAGTCAGGTGGAACTATTACAGTTTCATCCCCAACTCTAAACACTACTCAAGTTACTTTGGACCTTGATTTTGGAACTTTAACTACAACACAAACTGGACCAGCACTTCAAGTTGGTTATGCAGTAACTCAATCTTTAAATAAAACTACTGTAGTTGGAACTAATGTAGTTACTTATACAGGATTTTTAAGAGGAATTATTACAGGAATTGGTAAAAATGAAGTTTATGTTAAAATAACAGACCGTGTTGATGATTCTGGTGTTTCTTATCCAGTATCATATAAAAACCCTGGAAATGCATCAGCAAATGCCGACGCATTTTCTTTTGATTCTACTGGAAGACTTGCAACAATATCTTTTAGTTCTAGCAATGGAACTGTTACTACATCTGTTCCTGATATGGAGTTGGTAACCGTTAGTGATTGGTATAATAATCAAACTCTTGGTCTTAATAATTCAACAGTTTATTGGAAAAATATTGCTCCAAGGCCAGGAACATCAGAATACACAGCAAACAGAAGTGGAAAAAATGATGAAATTCACGTAGTCGTTGTTGATGATAGTGGAGAACTGACTGGAATAACTGGTAATGTTATTGAAAAGTTTTTATACTTATCCAAGTCTTCAGATGGAAAAATATCCCCATCTGAACAAATTTATTATAAAGATTATATTGCACGCAATTCTAATTATATTTTTGCTGGACAATCCCCATCAGGATCAGCATCAGGATTAACGGCAGTAGTGGGTTCAGCAGTATCATTTACTGCATCTAGTGGAGTTTGGGGTTCGTCTGCTCAAGGAACTACATTTAATTGCTCTGGTTCATCTGCATATGCATTGACTGGAGGAACTGATTATAATAATTCTATCAATAATTTTAATCTTACAATTGGTGAAGTTATTAATGCACATTCAATTTTAAGTAATCCAGCCGAATATCAGATTGATTATTTAATTTCTGGACCTTCTTCTGGTTCAAATATTTACGAAGCACAATCTAAAGCAAATGCACTTATTGCAATTGCAGAAGAAAGAAAAGATTGTCTTGCAGTAATTTCGCCATATAAACCTGATATTGTTAATATTACAAGTACTTCCACACAAACTAATAACATTATCAGATTCTTTGATTCTTTGACATCAAGTTCTTATGCTATATTTGATAGTGGATATAAGTACACTTACGATAGATTTAATAATGATTTTGTATATTTACCTTGCAACTCTGATGTTGCTGGATTGATGGCAAGAACTTCCGAAAGATCATATCCTTGGTATTCGCCAGCTGGGTCTGCAAGAGGATCTCTCAATAATGTAGTTAAGTTAGCATATAACCCATCACAAGCACAAAGAGATGAGTTATATTCTAGAAGAATTAACCCAATTATTGCATCTCCAGGAGCAGGATTTATCTTATTTGGCGATAAGACCGCACTTTCTTATGCTTCTGCGTTTGACAGAATAAACGTTCGTCGTTTGTTCTTAACTATAGAAAAAGCAATTGAAGGCGCAGCAAGAGCACAATTATTTGAATTTAATGATTTAATCACTAGAACAAACTTTGTAAATATAGTAGAGCCATATCTTCGTGACATAAAAGCGAAGAGGGGTATTACCGAATTTGTAGTAGTTTGCGATGAAACTAATAATACTCCAGATGTAATTGATTCCAATCAATTAAGAGCGGACATCTTTATTAAACCTGCAAGATCAATTAACTTCATTGGATTAACTTTTGTTGCCACCAGAACTGGTGTTTCATTTGAAGAAGTTGTAGGTACAGTTTAATTAATTTAAAGGAGACTAACAACAATGGCACTAGATTCACCACAATATACAAATAGAACCATCAGTGACTTTAAGGGAAGATTAGTCGGTGGCGGCGCAAGACCTAACTTATTTGAATGTGTAATAAATTTTCCATCAGGTTTAACTGAAGTTACTACTGATGATGATTTTAGGTTTATGATTAAAACTGCATCATTACCAGCATCTAATATTAATGTTATTGATATTCCATTTAGAGGTAGAAATTTAAAGATTGCTGGAGATAGAACATTTGATCCTTGGACAATCACTGTTATTAATGACACCAACTTTAAGATTCGTAATGCATTTGAGAGATGGATGAATTACATTAACCGTCATGACGATAATGCTGGTGTTATTACACCAAATCTTTATCAGACTGAAATGTATGTTTATCAGTTGGGTAGAGGCAATTCAAACTCTTCTCCTGCTCCAGGAACAGCAGAAAAGATGCCAGTTCACAAGGCATATAAGTTTTTTGGTTGTTTTCCAACTGCTGTTAGTGCAATCGATCTTTCTTATGATATTCCAGATGCAATTGAAGAATTTACAGTTGATCTTCAAGTACAATGGTGGGATGCTTTAGATGAGTCTGGAAATACTATTTTAGGAACATCCGAGACTACCTAAATAGTAAAATAAACTTTACTATTAACTGATGGCTAAATTATTTGGTTTTAAATTTGATGAATCTGGGGAGAATCAATCCAAAAGTAGGATTGTCTCCCCAGTTCCTGCAAATGATGAAGATAAATCAGATTTCTATATCTCTAGTGGTTTTTATGGCCAGTATGTAGATATAGAGGGAGTATATAAATCAGAATTTGACCTCATTAGAAGATATCGTGAGATGTCTCTCCACCCAGAATGTGATAGTGCTATTGAAGATGTTGTAAATGAAGCTATTGTTTCTGATCTGAATGATTCTCCAGTTCAAATTGAATTGTCTAATTTGCCAGCATCAGATCGTCTAAAAGATGTAATTAGACAAGAATTTAATTATATTAAAGAAATGATGGATTTTGATAAAAAATGCCATGAAATTTTTAGAAATTGGTATATTGATGGTAGAATTTATTATCATAAAGTAATAGACTTAAAGAACCCGAGTGAGGGACTAAAAGAAGTACGATATATTGATCCTTTAAAAATTAAATATATACGAAAATTAAAAAAAGATAAAAATGAATCTTTAGAAAACTTATCTAGACAAATTGCCAATCGTAATGAATACGATAATTTCAAAACTCCAGAAATAGAAGAATATTATCTCTATGACCCTAATGTAGGAAGTACTCAAAATGCAACTTACAGAAATCTTGATGTTAATTCAGCAAAGATTTCTAAAGATGCAATTACGTATGTAACATCAGGATTAGTTGATAGAAATAAGCAGGTAATTTTATCTTATTTACATAAAGCAATTAAATCTCTCAATCAACTTCGTATGATTGAAGATTCTCTCGTTATCTATCGTTTATCTCGTGCTCCAGAACGTAGAATTTTCTATATTGATGTTGGAAATCTTCCCAAAATCAAAGCAGAGCAATATCTTCGTGATGTTATGAACCGCTATAGAAATAAGTTGGTTTATAATGCAGATACTGGAGAAATTCGTGATGATAGAAAATATATGGCGATGTTAGAGGATTTTTGGCTTCCTCGTCGTGAAGGTGGCAGAGGAACAGAAATTACCACTCTTCCTGGTGGACAAAATCTAGGAGAACTTTCTGATATTGAATATTTCCAGAAAAAACTATACAAATCACTAGGTGTACCATCAACAAGACTAGATTCTGGTGGTGGATTTAATTTGGGTCGTTCATCTGAAATATTAAGAGATGAACTTAAATTTACTCGTTTTGTTGGTCGTTTAAGAAAAAGATTTTCAAATATCTTTATTGATATGTTGAAAACTCAATTAATCTTAAAGAATATTGTAACTCCAGAAGATTGGAAGTTGCTTGAAGATCATATTCAATTTGATTATGTTTATGATAATCATTTTTCAGATCTCAAGAAAAATGAACTTCTCAATGATAAACTTGGTGTTGTTGCTGCAATGGATCCATATTTGGGTAGGTATTTCTCTGCAGAATATGTCAGAAGAAATGTTCTTGGACAGTCCGATACGGAGATGAAAGAAATTGACAAGCAAATGAAAAAAGAAATAGAAAAATG